TTTATCACAACTATGCTTTTTAGCACCCCGACTTTTGTCACCACGTTTCTTAACACCCTGAGGGAGTACTTCTCCTCCCTCTCTCCCTCCTTCTGGCGGGAGTCACTAGAGAAGATGCGCGACGACCTCGTTGAGAGGGTCGTCGGGTTTTATACCCTTCTCAACACTACCACGACCCCGACTGCCAAATCGCGCATTCAGGCCTTGATTGACCGCCTTCTTGCGGCCATCGGCTGGATCCGTGATCTCTTGTGCGGGCACGCCGCGGTCCTGTACGGTGAGGTCCTGTCCTTCTTGAGTTTCATGAGGGACCTCTTCATGGCGGTCTTGGATTTTCACTCGGCGTGGACCCATGTCTCGAGGCCACGCACGTTCCAGAGACGACTCCTTTTCTCCCTCGGTCAGACTCCCCTCATTCGTCGGTTCCTCCCTCTCCCGGTCGCGACTTGCCTTCGCCTATTCGCCGTTGCGGTTCTCCTCTCCCACTCACCGTTGATGTTTCTGAAGACCTTGAGGACCCCCCTTTCGTTGAGATCCCCCTCGCTTCTGACTTTGTTCTCCCCCCCAGCCTGGCTCACTCTCCTCGGTATGACGCTTTCGGACTTCCTACACTCCCACCTCCCCTACCTCTTCCCGTGGTCTCAATTCGTCCTCATCGACAAGCCCCGCTTGGTTGTTCCTGTACCGGCCCCTCTTCATTTACGACCGTTGCCGTCCTACCTGACGCTTTACACCGCCAGGCCATCTTACGAGCTTCGATGCCAGAAACTGACGGCTTGTGCTACGTCGCTCACCTACATGCCGATCGTGCCGCCCAGACAGCAAGGACGCTTGGTCGTTTCCCAACTACAGAGGCGCTTCGAGAGGCACTTGCTGTTACCGGTCGCTCTCCGCTCGGTGTCTCGGCTCGCATTTGCCGTTCCCACGGCATTCTTCACTTGGAGTCGGGGCCTGATGATTTGATGCACCTCCTCTCCTCATACCCTGGTTTCCTTGTCGGCGCTGATCTTCTTGCTCGCATGGAAGGCACCGACCATTATGAACATATACTTGGCCGATCTCTGACCTCTTTAAATAAAAATCTTGACATTTCTTCTTTCATTTGCCCGTACTATTTGAACAAGGATGAGACGCTTTTCCTCCAACGTCTCTCTATACCCATTTCTCCCCTGCCTCACGTCCGAATTCCCCATGCCGCACTTAAGGCCATGGAGAATATGATTCTTGTCTGTCTCGCCAACTATCTTCCGGCGGGCTGCATCATTTCCGGCATGAAACCGGCTAAATTTAATAAAATCAAAACATTGCTCCCTCTTGCCCTGGCGAATACCCTCACGCTGATAAACCCCGTTCTCACGGCGCGTGATGCCATCCGATACCCTACCTCTTTGGCCCGCACCTTACCCCTTGACGGCGCACACTACGCCACTCACGACAACGGCCACTTCTACACGCCTGGTGCGCTTCTGTCTTTCTTCTCAGAGACGCCCGCTGTGGATCTCACCTTCACCGCTATCGTGCCCATCGAGACGCTCACCGGTCATGACTCCTCCGCGCCTAACATCTACGAGATCAAGTACCATAATGACGATGTGCTCTTCCTGCCCGCTGGGAATGCTACCGAGGGGTACGTTCAACCGTTGAGCGCCGCTTGGTTATTGCGAACGAATACCGTCCACGGTCCCAACTTCAGCATCGGTATTGAGATGATCTGCTCATACGGCAGCCACCATATCTTTAGGGTCGCTCGTCTCACCGGTGCCATTGACACGGTTCGTTCGTTTGACCTGGGTAATGTCGTGCGTCTTCCAGACCCCCCCACCGGACGCCCCTTGCGTTCTCCGTGGTTCCCCAAGGACATCTTCGACTCCTGCATGGAGTATGTCAAGGCCGTAGAGAAATTCAAACGCGCCGACATCCCCGCGAAGATGCGGTCATTCTCCAAGGACCCTCGCTACATTGCCGTTCCCCTTGAGACGAAGGCCCATCTTCTCGCGATGCTCCGTGCTTATCATCTGCTCGAGGTGATGCCCTCTTACGACGATTTCTTTCTCTCCGGATTGGCCTCTCTTTACCGCTCTTTCACTAACGCTCTTCACGAACTCCTCCCTCCCTTCTTCTCGACTCTGCTTGGCAACCCCGTCCATTACGCCGAAGCCGTGCGGACTTTGCTCCTTCAACCCCGTTACCTGCTCATCCTTGACATGGTTTCGGTGGAGGCAGCGGTTGAGATCAGCATCCTCCTCCGCAACGATCTCCCCCCCTTGGTAGCCGACGAAGAACCGGCTGAGCCCGCTCCTGGTGTTCCTGAGCCTCTCCCTCAGCTTCCGGCGATTGCGGCTCCCATGCAGATCCCTGCCCCCAACGTCTTGCCAATCGGAGTTGCACCCGCTGATGCCCCCTTCCGACAGCTTGGTCATGCCGATGGAACTACACATCTGGAGAATTACCTCTACGTACCGTGTGGTTTGCCGGCTCCCATACCCCAGGCGAACACCTGCGCTCTTGATGTGTTCCTTGATGCTGGCATCGACCCTGCAGATCTCCTGGCCGCTTGGGATCGTGCCTGCCCACTCTTCCATGATTCGGACCACAACCGCACCATGGCTAATGAAGGCCTCTCACTCCTTGGGCTTCATGTCCTCGCTCTCGCCCTGGATTGCGGCATCAGCGTGATTTACCCTCACGGCATGCCTCCTAACGCTGCGCGAGATGTGGGTCTCCGTCGTGCCGCCCCCGGTCGCCA